GCGGCGCCCACGGCGCGCCTGCGGTGCGCGAGAGGGCACCGAAGCGCCCGAAGGCGTCGGCGGAGAAGAGGAGCTTCTCCGTTTCCTCGTAGGCGACCATCACCTCCGGCCAATGAACCATGGCCGCCCCGATAAAAGTCAGGGTATGCTTTCCCAACTCCAGCGTGCTGCCTTCCTTGACCACCATCTTCTGCGCGGGAAAATCGGTCTCGTAGTAATTCTTCATCATGTTGAAGGCGGGCAGAGACGCGACGATCTTCGCATTCGGATACTTCGCTGCAAAGCTCCCGATATTCGCGGAATGGTCCGGCTCCATGTGATGGACCACGAGATAGTCCGGCTGGCGGCCATCTAATTCTTTCTCAAGATTTGCGAACCAATCCGCGCCAAAATGCTGGTCAACGGTGTCCAGGACCGCAATTTTCTCATCCATGATCACATACGAGTTGTATGCCATTCCGTTTGGAACAATATACTGTCCTTCAAACAGATCGATCTGATGATCGTTTACGCCAATATAGCGAATATCATTCGAAATATGCATCTGCTTTTTCCTCCGTAGCTATTATCGATTTTATTATACTATTTTCCTGCGCAGGGCTCAAGATAATTTATTACTGTAGATGACCTAAACAGCTCTCTCCGCATAGATAGCTTTACACATTTCTTAATAATGCGTTATGATGAAGCAAACCAGCCGGAATCTGCGATGCTGAGGAGCATAAATTTATGATCGATAAAAGATATTATGAAAAGCTTGGCGGCTTCGCTTATCTCTTAGGTGAGCTGAGAAAGAAGCTTGGCAGGGAGCAGACGGATGTTCTGGTCAATGACGCGGTAACACTCTGCAAGGGCACAGACTTTGAATTGCCTTTCCTTCTGGCTGTCTGGCTCGGCCTCCGTACATCGGAGATCAGAGGTCTGACATGGGATTGTCTTGACGGTGATATCCTGACAATCAAGCAGGCAATGGTAGACGGTGAGGACGGTCCGCAGCTCAAGCAGCCTAAAACGTACAGCGGAAACAGAAAACTGAAAGTGCCGCCGTATATTATGGGGCTGCTTGACGAAACACCGCACACAGATGAGTATATTGTCCATGCAACCAGAAATGTCCTGTATAAGCATCTGCAACGCGCGTGCGCCCGCTGCGGAGTTCAGCCGTTCCGCTTCCACGACCTCCGCCATGTAAACGCATCGGTCATGCTCAGGCTCAATGTCCCCGATAAATACGCAATGGAGCGCATGGGGCACTCCACAAACAACATGCTAAAAAACGTATATCAGCACACCATGGATGATAAAGCCGTAGCAGTGGCAGATGCCGTCGACGGCTTTTTTGAATCCGAATTTCATCTGTAATTTCATCTGCAAAAGCCGTGTTTTAACGGAAGATAACTTGCAAATATCGCAAGTAATGCGCAAACAGGTAAGCCAGAAAACCCTTGCAAATACAAGAAAAACCCCGCAGCCGTTGAAACTGCGAGGTTTTTTTATTGGTGGACTTTGACCCCTCAAATCCGAACCCCTTCTCGCCGGAAGGGTTTATGCGGAAAGTCTTACTCTTGCAGGAGGTCAAGTTATATGCTGTCGTAATGCGGAAACCGTCAGGTTCGTCCCATACGGTAACGGAGTTCACCATGAGGTCAATGATAATGCGCCGGTATCTCTCGTCTTCGATGCGGCCTCCCTTAAACTCGGTCAGCCAGTAGACAATCTGGCTCCGCTCAATTTTACAGACATATTTCTCTTCTTCGGCTAAAAGTCGGAGAAGATTTTTCTTTTCTTTCTCCAACTCTACAAGTCGGTTCATAAGAGCGTCAGAGGCGATACCTTTTTCAATGGCATTTGTAATATTGGCAATACCGCTCTCTGTTTCCTTCATCCGTTCTGTAAGTTCAGGAATACGGGTATTTTCTCGCAAGTCCTGTTCAGTTTGAGAGATCGCCATGTCTGCCAGCTCTTGAATGGTATCATCGGTCAGTAACTCCATAGCGTCTTGCGCTACGATATACTCTATCCATTCTTTCTTCAAGGGCTTCTTTTCACAAGCGTGTTTCCGCTTCCTGGTATAACAGGTGTAGTAATTGTGGACAGCTCCGGTCTTGCTGGTGCCACTTTCCCCGTTCATAGAGCCTCCACAATGGCCGCAGAAGAGCTTTCCGGCCAAGAGGTAATCCACCTTGGCTTTGCCCCTTGCCGGGGCTTCTGCGTTCTTAGAGAGCCTACGGCCCACCGTTTCAAACAGTTCCTTGTCAATGATGGCCGGAACGCCTCCTTCCATCTCAATATCTTTGTAGGTATAGACCCCGATATATCGTTTATTACGGAACATGGACTTGAAACTATTCCGGTTAAACTCTACTCCCTTGGCTGTGCGGTAGCCTTTTGCGTTAAACATACGGCAAATATCGGCCACGGTTTCCCCATTGGCATAAAGTTCAAAAGCCTCTTGGACGATATGAGCGGTAGCCGGATTGATAACCAGTTTATGATCTTCAATTTTATAGCCGAGAGGAACATGACCTCCTATACTATGGCATTTCAAGGCAGACTCCCTCATACCTCTGGTGATCTTCTGCGAGAGGTCGGCAGAGTAAAATTCCGCCATACCTTCCAACACAGCTTCAAGGATAATACCCTCCGGTTTCTCAGAAATGTTCTCAGTAGCAGAGATGACCTTTACGCCGTTCTTTCTGAGGCGGAATTTGAAAAGTGCGCTGTCTGTTCGGTTCCGAGCAAAGCGGTCAAGTTTCCAGACAACCACATACTCCCAGGGCTTTTTCTCGCTGTCCCGTATCATCTCTTGGAAGTGAACCCGCTTCTCTACATCTTTCCGGGCGGTGGTGGCTCGGTCTACATAGATGGCTGTAATACGGTAGCTATTCAGTTTGCAGAAGGTTCGGCAATCACGGAGCTGCCCTTCAATGGATTGTTCCCGTTGCCGCTCGGAGCTGAACCGAAGGTACAACGATACATCGGTGTCCCCTTCAAAAAGTGTGGAGGGGTCTTGTCTGAACTGGTCTATTTCCTCTTCGGTCAACATGGAGAGGTCAATGGGGAATTTTGTGATTTTCATAGCGTCTTTCTCCATTCCGACAGGTCGATGACCTTAGCCGATAGCAGAGCCTTGTGGCGGATTTGTTTTTTCTTTTTGCGTCCTGTCATGTTCATTCATGGCACATTGAATAATGCGAAGTTGACCGGGTGCATCACAGTTTTCAAAGAAGAATAAAAGAGTTTGAGCAAAATCAGGTACATTGATGTTTTCACCATCAAGCGGCTTTTCTCGCAAGTCCGTAGCAACTTCTGGGAATAAACGCTCTTTCAAAGTAATGTCAGGATCATCGGTTTCACCTTTTAGATAAGCAACCGTTGTTCCTAAGTTTTCAGCTAATATTTTCAAATATTCATCGGGCATTTCTGCATTATTTTTAGAAATATCATTAAGATAATATACTTTTCTCCCAATTAGGCTGCAAATATATGAAAGAGTTTTCCCCTGTTTCTTAGCCAGAGCTTTTATACGAGAAGTGTCCATGGTGTCCCCCTAAAATTATTTTCTTAGAAATTTAGGATTTTTATTGACTTTCCTAATTTTTTAGGATATACTCATATCAACAACGAAAGTTATAAAACAGGCAACAACAATCCGAGGGGTCAAATCTCTTTCTTTGAAAGAAATTCGGCTCCTATGCAAAAACGAAATCTCTAATGCTTATTGTTCTGTGACAAGTCCAGTATAGCATAAGCGATTTTAGTTGACAAGGATTATTTATAACTTTAGTTGTAAATCGAAGAAAGGAGGTCGCATGATGGTGGGAAACCCTACACCCCGTCCGTATTGGACACCCGATGTACCTGTTATCCGGCTGACGGAGCAGGAGCGCACGAGCTACCGTGAGCAGATCAGGGAGCTTGTGGCTGGTGCAAGTCTGACCTTTACTTGGCTTATCCGGCAGCTCTCTGATGAAGGACTGATGACTGATAAGTACGAAATGTCCGCAACGCTCTCTGGTGTTCGCACCGGGGACAAAGCAGACGAAATCCTTCGCCGCTCCCTTGATATTCTACATCGGTATCAGATGCGGATGGGGTCATGCGGGGAGCCGTGAGTGCCTTTGTACCGGAAGTTCAAGCCCAGGCTAAAGCCGCAAGCCTGTTGTTGCTTCAAATTGTGCGGGAATATTTCACTGACCCCGTACACAGGGCCGAGTTTGAGGACTGGTACAGAAAGAAGACCGGAGAAGAGTATGTGTGGAAGAAGGTTACAGATGAATGAAACGGATATTTGGAACCCTGGCATTTCTCTCCTTTTTCTGGCTCCTTGGAACGGTTGCCGCTGTTGAGCAAGACATGATGGCTCTTGGCACCGGAACGCTTCACATGGCCTTTGCCTTATTCCTCTTCTATGTCTTTTGTAAACTGGCCGGAGCGTTTTATCCTACGCAGAAAAGGAAAAGCCGCAGACGGGAGTGCAGTCCCATCCACGGCAAGCGTAAAAACTCAATCTGATTATAT